ATGCCATCTGCTCGGTCGGTCGCTGATAGGGGCGTTAAGTCTGGATAAAGCGACTTAAGAGCCTCAAAGAGTTCAACCTCTCGAAAGTAGATTAGTTGTCCTCTTCTCCATCTTCCCAACCAATCTTTCTCATTGGGTCATCGAGTGGCACTATCCAATCGGGATAAGAGCTACGATCCATAGCAAATGCCAAGGCAGTTCCCTCATCCATACCTGCTCTGCGACAAGCTTTATAAACTTCATTGGCAGCAATAGCCCAGAAATCAAGCTTTGTTAATGGGGTTTCTTTAGTAGTCCTGCGTCTCTTGGGACGCTTGACTGGCTTCTTACTTACGCGCTTTCGCGTTGCCATTTCTGACCCCTTTCGCTAGGGCCAATTCTAGCTGAGACTCCATTTTATCAAGGCGCGACACTATGGGGATATTTTCCAATTTAATTATGTAGCGAAGGCCAGCAATCAGTAGAGCAATAGATCCCAATACTGAGGCAACTAAGGTTGCAAGCTCAGGCGCTGGCATTACTTGACTTTGCCGTAGCGCTCGTAATTAGGGTTTAGCCAATTGATGATACTAGGCAAGACTGATACGAGAGCTGCATTGGCAATTGCATCGACATCTAGGCCGACTGCCAGATAGGTCGCTAGTGCCGTTGCTAGAAATGTCTTGGCCCAGCTCTCTGCCATTTTCTTTAGGTCGCTCATTAGCTTCTCCTTCGAGGTTGAAATAACTGCCATCTTTGTCTCCCAAAGTTGTAAATGAAATATGGAAATGCGACCGGTGAGGATTGGAACCTTTGTAGGTTCTGCGTTTCCATCCCAGTATCGGACTCATAATCTTTCCATCAAAAATAATGTAAGCAATTCGTTTATCGCCTTTCTTGGCGCATTTACGAATCTTCTCGACCAGCGCATAAGCTTCTTCTTTATGTGCCGATAGGTCAGAATCTATATCTATAGCTCTGACGATTCCTCTTTCGTCTGGTATATGGTCAGAACTGCCCTTTGCAAGATGCCGAGCATCAGCCACCCAGCCATCAGACTTACGATCCCTATCAGGATAGTCGTCATCTATCTGCTCCCTGAGCTGCTGGCCTGCTCTGCAAAGTTTTGCCATATTCCTACGAGATTGTGCCGTTTTCTTCTGCCTCTGGGTCTTCTAGCCAGCGCAGATAGCGTTGATAGTCTGAGTTTGCAGGGTCAGCAATAAACGAATATCTGACTCCATTTTCTTCATACCAAATAGTTCCGTTTTCTTCTTCTGTGTATTGTCTAGTCATTTTTATAACTCCGCAGATACAGCGACCGATGAGGACGCATTGTTTGTGGTTACCAATCCAGATTGACCAGCAGTAAGACCACTCAATCCAGTTTTATTAAGACCTACAACGCGAGCAGTAGTGTTTCCACCAAGGCTAAAATCATTAAAAGTAGTTCCTAGCGTTGTGTAAATCTGATAATAATTTGTTCCAGAGACAACGCTTAAAGTCGGCGTTGTTCGCATTTCAACTGGTAAATGGATAAAGGCATCAAAAGCAGTAGTTGCATAACTGTTAGCCATACCTAGTGCTTTACCATTGCCTGAAGCGAGAAGTTGATAATACCTGTGGCAAGCGGCTAACTCGCCTTGAAGTGTGCCAGTTGCGGTTTGGAACGCGGTGGCAACTGAGCCTGCCTCTGCCTGAACGCCCCAAATATCAAAGGTGTTTGTTTGAATTCCTAGTGAAGTTGTCCTAGCATCATAAGTAGAACCACCGGAAAACCAAATCTGAATACCCAAAGCCCCATCATTAGTTGTTCCTATAGTTTTACCAGAAATACTAGGAACCGCGACAGTGTATGAATATCTTGCCCAAGAGGTTGTTATTTCCTCTTTTCCTGCTGCGGTAGTCACACTAGCACTAGGCGAACCGCCGGTACCAAAACTCTGTTGAATGGCAACCGCTATGCTAGGTGTTCCAGAAGCGGCTTTTGCCCAAAATGAAATCGTTATAGTTTCTCCTGCAAAAGTGCGAACACTTTCAATCAGTTGTGTTGCATTGGCTCTTGCACCCGCGCCACTTTGACCAGTCACATCATAACGATAAAAATTTTTCGCTTCGTATCCTGCAACCGGAGCAGTTCCAGGGGTAAATGTTTCGGCTGTCCTTGTCACCGTTCCGGTAGATGCACTTGTGCATTGCCATCGGTCAAACTCATAAACATCGCCGCCTGAAGTATTGCTTGTAAATCCGCGTTGATTGATACGGAAATCACCATTGATGATTTTGTTTTTACCAGCCGCAAAATTCTGCGACCATCGGAGTCCTACCGATTCGGCACTATCCGCGACAAGTGTTTCGCCGTTATTTCCAACTGCTAGGCGGGCTGGTGTGTCTGCTGCTGATGCAGCAATGAGATCACCTTTAGCATCAACTATTGCATTTTGAATAGCATTAGCGTCATCAGTTGTAACCCAAGTGTAATCAAGGTCGGTATTGGAAGCTTTGCTTAATACTTGACCAGTTGTCCCACCTTTAAGATCAACGAATGAGGTATCTATAGATGAGCCAAGGGTTCTGATGGCTAGAGCGCCATCCTTGACTAGATCTGTATCGTCTGGGGTATCCCATCCGAAGTTAGTAGTTGTTGCCATTTAGCTTATAACTCCTATCGCGTCTTGCCATTCTAGCGTATTAAGAACACTATTCCAGCTTTCAGCCGCATTGACTTGAGCCCATTGTTGGGCAACTGCCGAGAACTCTGTTGGGGTAGCCAAGAAGGTAATTGAAAGGCCCGAGACTGAAGCGTTAAAAGTCCAGCCTTCGACAAAGCCAGTAAATTCGCCACCAAGGATATTAAGAGGCAGGTTGGTAATTCTGACTGGCTGACCCATAAATATATTAAGTAAAGCATCTCTATCTGAATTATCGATTTCAGGTGATTGAAGTGGAAAAGTGATGGATTGGAAAGTATTTCTTGGATAGGCGCGAAGCTGGATTAGGCGATCTGCTACATCTTCGACATCAGCGGTGTTTTTTAGGTAGCTACTAAACTGCTCAGCGAATAGCCCAAAAGTTGCTTGGGAAGTTGTGTCCTGAGCAGTATATGAGCTATTGAAATTGTTGCCATAATCCATAATGATTTTATTGGCTAAATCTCCTTGACGCTGGATAACGCCAATGCCAGAAGCAATGGCGTGAGAAGCGTCTAAATCTGTGTAGCCATTAGCCACTAGGTAATCTTGACGATGGCTTGCGTCTGCATATCCGATAAGACCATTAGCATCTTCGTATAGATAACCCAGCGCTGAATTAGCAATTGAATTGGCTATTGGGGCAATGACGCTATCTGTAATTTGGCGGCTGACCATTGTGTATTCGCCAGCATCAATATCTCCTAAGCCGATATTTTGTGAATCAGCCCAAGTTTCCGTTGCATTATAGGTTGCCCAAGTTTCAGCTGGTGGGACTTCATTCCAATTATTAAGAAGCAAGTCATCAAGTAAATCTAATATCTGAGCTCCATCTAGCCCTTCAGCCAAATTGCCATCAAAGATAGCCCTTTGCAATCTTGAAAGTGCTCCAATGGCAGTAATACGAAGGCTGGTGATAATTGCACTTGAGCCAGCGCTTCTTACTATTTGGCGTAGATCTGAAATTCTACCGCCAAAGAGAGCCACATAATTACCGGTGGTGTTTTTAATCTCAACTGTAACTGCCGTATTGATTGTGAATGAGTAGTTAGTCCCATCGGTATTTATAACCTCAAGCGAGCAATACCCAGCAGGAGTTGGTGAGTTAATATCTTGACGGCCAGAGGTAATAGTTAGATTGCTCAGAGTAACTGAGGTTAGCTCTGTGCCATTGACCTTGATTCGCCAATCCGGAGTCCAAAGCGTCATAAGATTTGAGCCGAAGTCCTTAAATCGCCAGCGCCAGTAGTTCCGCGATTGGTGGAGTTATTAAGAGCCAAGATAACTGCTCTAGTAAATCCTTCTTCATCAATAGCGCTTGGAGCATTTACATTAATTATCACATTGCCGCGCTCTTCTCCTGCTCTAGCAGCAGCAACATCAAATCCAGATGGAATTGCATTACCGCTTGGCACTAGCCTTGATGGAGTGCTAACTGTTGATCCAGATGGAGTGCTAGGTGTAGTTGCTTTAGGAACTGATGGAATGCTTGGGCTGCTAGGCGCGGTTGGAATCTTTGGAAGACTAGAACTGCCACCTACGCTAGGAGCTGTAAAAGTAGGTTTAGAAATGGTAGGAATATTAGGCAATAAAGGTATGGCGTTATAAGCTTTAATAAGAGCATTGATGCCATCAATTGCAAGACCTACTGCTCCTTGGATTCCCCTAACTACCGCGCCGATTACATCTAAGACACCGCCAGCGACTTTGCCAATAAATCCTAAAGCAGAACCAAAGCCATTGAGCAAAATAGGAACTATAAAGTCTTTAATGAAGTTATAGAGAATTGTTAGAGATTCTTTATTGCGAGCAATAGCATCGGTTACAGGCTGAATAGCTGCATCTTTAAATTTAATGAAATTGGGTATTACGACATTTATAAAATAATCTAAAAGTCTTTGGAGTGTAGGCAATAAGGCTGCTCCAATTGATTCTTTGGCTTCATCAAAACCGACCTTAAGCCTAGCTAGTTGCCCTTCAAAAGTATTGGCTTGAACTGTTGCCGCTCCACCAAAAGTATCAGCTAGTTTTTTAGTAGTTCCTTCTAAGCCAAGAGCTTTGATTTCAGTTGTAGATAAACCGATACCAAGTCTGCCTAAAGCGCTTGTATTGCCTTCATAAGCCTTACCAAGGGCATTTGATACGGCTTCTACATCTTTGCCAGTAGCAGCAGAAATATCTAGGGCTAGGGTTAATAAATCTTGAGACTTGCTAACTGATCCTGTAGCAACTGCTAAACGCTGAAGCGCTGGGCGCAGTTTATCGTCTGCAACGCCAGTAGCTAGGGAGGTCTTTAATATCTGTTCTTCAACTGCTGCAATTTGTTTATTCGTTGCGCCAGTTACATTCTGTAAGGCATTGGCTAGGCGCTTTTGGGCAGCCTCATCTTCAATAGCTGCCTTGACCCCATCAACTGCTAACTTGACTGCATATGCCGCTGCTGCTGCAGCTGCTGCTGCGAAGGCGGCTGCTGCAACCTTGCCAAACTTCTCTAACTTACCGCCAAAGCCTTCAACCTCTTTAGAGCCAGTATCAAGATTTTTCTTGAGATCAGCAACATCAGCAAGAATCGAGAGCTTGAGCGTTCTACTGCCAGCCATTACTTATCCCACTCTTTCAGTATCTTGGAGAATGCTTCTTGCCATTTTTTTATTAATTCAGGCTGAATCTTACGAAGGGTTGGGTAGATAAAGTAGCCAGCGTTTCCGCGACCTTTGCTGGGTGTTCTTCTGGGGAACTGACGCAAGCGATTACTTCCAAATTCATAACCCGCCCAGAGTTTTTGTGTGCTACCGCCACCAGAAAAGCGCTGACTTGCAAAGCCGTAAGAAAACTCTCCGATTTTGGAACTGGCCGAGACTTTAACGCCTGTTGCAATTCTTCTAACTGCTTCTTGACCAAAAGTCCTTGTGAGTGCATAGGCTTTGATTTCGTTTGCTGCATAAGTAGCCAGCGCGCTAGATTCTTGTTTAGCTTGGCTAACGGCTTCATCATCCATCGCTTTGAAAGCGGTAATGATTGAGCGGAGCTCGCGCTTGTCATAGCTGATTGGTAACTCATCTGCCACCGCTACGCTCCTTTAATATATCTATGGCCGTCATTACTTGGTCGATATCTGTCCAGTAAGGCATTGGAATCCCAGTTGCGATAGCAATCTCGATGATTAGTCGGTTGATGCTTCCGGGCTCGTAACTTTTGGGCTTTCATCTCCAATCGTCATTTCCTCAACTGTCAGCTCCCAAATCTCTTGGGACTTGGTTGGCTTCCCTGCTGCTTCGCGCTTATACGCAAAGTAAGCAAGATCTAAGAAGTCCGCTTGCTGGTAGGCCGAAATATCCTTCATTGAATAAATCGACTTACCAGTTTTGCGTTCCCACTTAGCCCATTCTGGCAATCCAGCCTGATAAGTGACTGATTCGCCTGAGCTGTATTTAATTGTGATTGATATTTTCATAGCTCCCGATGCTCCGATCTCTTAGCTGAAGGTCTCTGTTGGAGTTCCAACGACAGTCATTGTCCAAGTATCAGTTAGCGCTCCTGGAGCTGCGCCACCTGCTGCTGGAAAGACTGGTAATACATTGAAAGCAAATACTGCGCCAGTTACGGCAGTAAATGAAACTGCGAGTGTAGTGTTTGGTGCTGATTCAGCATCAGACCACATTGCCTCGAATAGTGAGCTAGCAGCTCCCCAATCCTGTAGCAATTCGATTGTGAATGTCCATTGCTTATCAACGGACTTATAAGCGCGACCATCAAGGGTTTGATAGGTCTCGATAATTGTGTCGCAGCTTAGGACTGCGCTAGTTGTCTGGGCGTCATAAGCAGCGCTATCGAGTGTAAAGGTTACATCGCGCCCAGTAATTACTGTAGTTGCCATTTGGGTCTCCTATGCGGTTTGCTCGTAGCGGACGCTCAAGCGTATATCTGAAACTAACAGGGTCGTAGTTCCTACTTCTGTTACCGAAGGTCTTTCGACTATTGATAACTCATACTTGGAAGCGTTAAGCGCTCCAAGAATACTAATAATTAATTGCTCTAAATTGTCTAAAGCAGCAGCGTTGCTGAAATACGCAACGCAAGCGGTAATGGTGTAATTTAATTTAACTCTTGTTGTAGCTTTGCCCAAAACTTCAAGCTCCATATAGGGCGAGTCTGGAATGACTATAATCGCTGGAACAATGGGGGCTTCTGGAACTGAGTCATAAATATTAGCGGTGCATCCTGCTAAAGCGGTCTTTAGCGCTCCTCTAACATCTGTAGCAATTGTGCTGGCTGGCATTAGCCCACCATAGTTTCAACATCAAGGTATGGGCCAAGTAAGCCAGTTACCTTGGCAAGTAAATTCTTGGATAGGCGATAAGGGGTTACTGCAAAATCTACGCCTTCGATTGATCCACCAGCGGCGGTTCTGGATTGAAAGATTTCAACGGAGATAGCCAAAATAGCAGCTTCAGCATTGGGGTTTCCGACATAGGTCGATAATCCAGATAGCGCAGCGTTTCCTGCTGGGATGATATTTTTTTCCAATATGTCTGCATTGGTGATTGCGACTGTAAATACATAATCTGAAATTTCGTCATCGGTTACTGTGTGAGTGCCATTGAAAGGAGCTCCGCAGCCAGTAATAATTACGGATTGGCCTTCTGTGAATTCTTGAATTGTTGCAGTTTCAAAATAAGCAATATTATCGGTTAGTTTTACTTTGTTAATTTTGCTTTGAAAAGTAACTAACATTGGGAGAACTAGATTCTCCGAGGCATCTACTATGTCGCTTAGATAAGCGTCTGAATATAGGGATGACGAAACGCCAAGAATTGTCCTAAGCTCTGTGGCCGTAACTATTGTAGGCATTTCGTCATCCTTTCAAGCAGTTAGGTGAGGGGCCAGCTCGGGAGCGGACTGGCCCTCACTATTAGGGGTTTTATCAGCTCTTGTTGAACCAGTTAGCGCCAGCAGCAACCTTTGTTGCTAATGCGCCATAGCCATAGTAAGCGACCTTAATTTGGCCATTAAGTTTGCCATTTGAAACAACATTTGTCTCTAAACGGAAGCGGCTTGATTCATACCAAGTGTAGGACTCTGGATTTATAACTACCATTGAGTAGTCAGCAGTTCCATCTCCACCAGAACCAGTAAAGGTTCTTGCAACATATAGGTCAAGACCTAAAACATTGCCGCGAAGTGATTGTGGGCTTACTGCTCCACCAGCATTTTGAGGCTGTGAAGCTGTGTAAATTGGGCGGCCTGAAGATTCAGCATAACCCATAATATTGCCCCATTGCTCTGGTGTAACAACTAAGTTACGAGCAAATCCTAGTGATGCAGAATAAACTGCAGCAGCAGCGCTTGAAACATAAGCAACTAAGCCAGAAGCTGTGTTTGCTTGAGCATTAGCGTTTAGAGTTCCTGCTCCTTGAATAGTAGTTCCTACATAGGAATCAGTTGCTTTTGCATAAGCAAATTCCATCTGACGAACAAGCTCATCAAAAAAAGCAGGTGAAGAACGATCTAGAAGTTCTACGCTGAAAGTCTGTCCCCCAGCAAATTTCTTAACATCTACTGAAATGTAGCTGTTGGTCATTCCCGTTTCGTCAATTTCTGCTGCTTCTGCTTCTACTGCAACAGTTGGAACTGCTGTGATTTTTGGAATTTCAAAAGTCATTCCAGCATCAGGCAATACGCCAGAGGAAATAGCAGAAATTAGCGGTCTATCAGCATTTGATAGAGGATTTACAATTTCTGTTAATTGACGAGTTGGAACTAGTCCAGAGTTGTTGCTTGTGGTGTCGTCAGCTGCTAAAACATACTGACGGGACGCATCATCACCAAAAACTTTTGAGCGGATAGATGCTTCAAGATATTTTGCCTTGGTAAACTCAAGGCGAGGTGCTGTGTAAAAGGCTGGGCGAGCTGCCTCAACCATATTTGCTTTAGCTGCTTCAACCGCTTCTTCAACGGCAGGAGCAGGAGCGGTAGTGTCAGACACTTGGTCTCCTTCGTTTGGTTTCTCTGAATCAGCGGTTGCTAAATCAGAATCTTCTTTTGGTGCTTCATTGTCAGAAGCTGCTACTTCGCTTACGCGAGCAGAATCAATTGCAGGATCAGTAACTAGAGATACTTCATCAAGAGTTGCTGAGGTAATCTGCATTACGCCCTTATTGTTGGTCCATTCATTTATCTGAGCGCCTACGCTAAATCCATCGCGTAGCCCTTCGGTTGCTTCAACTAGAGCATCTTCTCCAGCCATAGTATTGGCAATTTTGAAAGTAGCTTCAATTCCATTAGCAGTTACATTGTGAGAAACCATTTTGCCAATTGGGCGAGTTCTGTCGTGCTCAAGGAGCAACTTAACTGGCTTAATCTCAATGCTATCTGCTGCAAATACTGTTGGGCCTACTGAGGTGTTGCCTTGCTCATTCCAAGTAACGATAGTCCCAGTAATTGTTCTCTTAATTGTGTCGGCAGCGGTAACTGCCATTGGCATATTAACCTTCATTTGGTATTAGGTCCTCTTCTCGCTGAATCTGCTCAACGCTCATCGCGCCAATGCGGTTTAGGATTTCATAAACTTGAGCTCTTTCTAATGCGTTACCGCGTAGGAAATCGTCAAGTGCAAAGCGCACCATTACTGGATTTGGAACGAAGTCCGGTAATGATAAGCGTTCCTCAATCGCTTTAAGGATTGGGCGAAGTGAGAAATCAACTAATGAGCGCCGCTCTGTAACCGCGTTTGAATAAGTCATTGAAGTTTGCTCGGCGCTCAAGAAGTAGGCAGGGATACCGCAAGCTCTAGCCAATTCCAGCGCTACATATTGGCGAGCTTCAGCAAGTTGCATAGATTTAGGATCAAAACCAAATTGCTCAAGATTTACATCAGCATTTAGAAATGCAGTGGAGCGAGATTGACGAGCAGTTTTCCAAGCGCTGAGAAGTGCTGAAATTCTTTCGGCAGTTAAGTTAGTTCCATTTGATTTAAGAACCATAGTTGGTGCAGGTTCTTTAGCATAATTAACTGCTGCGTTCTCAAGATATACGGCAGCTGCAATTGTTTTACCAGCTCTGTGAAGCAATCCCTCATCTGGACCATCGAATCTTATGATTGAACCAACGCCTTGAAGTGGAACTGACTTACCATCAACTTTATATCCAGTAATTTCAGTATTTAAGAAATCTGTATCAACTGTAACGCGGTCTGGACTAACGCGAGTCCAAGCTCTTACTCGACCGCCATCTGTTGATGAATACATTTCCAAGACTTGACCATAACCAGCACCATAAAGCCAAATATCTTCAGCAAGCCAGTTATAAATTACGAATCCTGCAACCCTTGGGTCTGGCTGATTAATAACGCGATGCGGATCTACATACTGTCCAGTTATGCGATTAAAAGTGGTAAGAGGTAATGATCCAATAGTTCCGCAGATAATATTGCGAGCTCTTGCAACGGATGGAACGCTCATTGCTAATTGGCGAGTGGTATTCGTTGCACCGCCGAGAATATTATAAACTGAATCGCTAATCTGGACGGGAGTTAGCGCGGCTGCAACATCTGAAACCTTTGTAGGTTTAGCCGTCTGAACCTGTGGAAATAGGAAATCTCTTATAGCACCCATTGCTTACATTGTAAGCGAGCCTACTTACACTATTTGAATATCGACTCCGCTTTCAGCCATCGTTGCATAGTGTGTCGCTAAAGCTGAAGCAATTGCTCCGCAAATAGTTGTATTACTTACTTTGCGACCCATTACCCACCCGCCATCACCGAAAGGGAGTTTGACGGCGGATAGGCATTGTTTGGTCAGCTCTTCCTGTCCCGAGTGAGCTAACCGCTGAGATGAAATAGCTCCCAGTAATTCATCGCAGCTTTGGGCATAATCAAGGCCGTCTATTGGCTCGACTCTTATTCCTGCAGGAGCCAATCTAGCGGCTACCGCTGACGCTGTTTTGGCTGAATAGGCAACTAGCTGGACTGGATATTTTCTAACCCATTCGGCTACATCATTAGCCATTGCTTTATCGTCTAAATTGGCAGGGTTATGCCAAGTCTGCAGCAATATGACTTGAAACTTATCGCCTTCTAGTCTTTGACTGGCTACTAACGCAGCTTCTTTTCTACTAGGGCTAAGATCAATAGCCAGCCAAGTATCTGCTTCAGGGTTGAGTCGAAGTCCCTCAATTCTGCAACTTTCCCATTGAGAAGCATTGATAACTGGGTTAATGGTATCCACCCATTGGCATAAGACTTCTGTGCGCACAATATCCTCGGGGTCTGATAGGACTGCTCGAATATTATCTGGATGAACTGTTATGCCAAGTGATGGATTAGCTTGGCAGACACCTAGCCAAAAGTCTGGGGAGTTATCAAATTTAATGCCTTGAGGCGCTGACCATTCGAACCAACCAATATCGTCATTGCTACCGAATATGGCAGCCATCGCTCTTTCCCTAAGTTTATTTAGGACGATGCTGTGTTGATCTCCAGCATTTGAATAAACCCATATTTGAGGATTTGGGCTAGCCATTTGGGTATATCGCAAAGCAGACCAAACATCTTCATCTTTATACTCTCGAGCTTCGTCTAGGTGTATCGTTTCAGGTGCTGCAATGCCTCTACCAGCCGAGTTATTGGCCCTGACGATATATCGCCTACCTTCAGTAAATTGAAGCTCTTGAAAACCCTTGCTTTCCAGCTTCTTAGTAAATTCAGCAGCTAGCCTTGGATTCTGTTCAATAATTGCATAAATCTTATAAAAGAGCTCTGCTGAGGTAGTTAGTTTATGAGCAGTATGAACTTGCAGTTTTTCTTTCAGGACATAAATCCTAAATAGAATTTGAAGCGCCATAAAGGTTGATTTGCCTTGTTGCCGAGCGCAGAGCAGAGTAACTACTGGGTGGGCCCATCGGCCATCGGGTTTCTGTTTTAAGCTGTGATGAGCCAGCCATTGCTGCCAAGGCATCAACTCAAAGCCGATTTCCTCGCAGAATTTAATCATTTGCTCGCCTAGTGAGGGTAAATTGTTGAGTTTTGTGTGAATTCTCGGTTCTGCCACACCTCGGTAAGTCGATTCGTCCCGGACTCGGGCAATCTCTCCCAATTGAGCCATTTCAATTTGTTTCATTCCTGATAGTGCCTAGCCGAGCCATTTTCAGGGAAAATCTTCCCAA